TGAAAATGAAGTGACCCGGATACTAGAAGAAGATTTCGCGAGTGACATGGAAAAGGCCTCTTACGGGCTTAAAAACCGCGTAAAACAGATCCGGAGAATCTCATGAAACGCCATAAACCGAAACCAAACCGCCCGGCGTAGCAGGGAGAAAGGGACGAGTTTGTTACATACTCGGCGGGGAGGAAACGCCGCTGGAAATAGGCGAAAAATTTGAGGTTAGATCAGATTCTGACACACTTTATACGCGAGCCCACATAGAGGAGGATGGAACTGTATACGGCAGACCCGACGTAGCGATACCAGGATGCCATCTTTGCCAGCTCATCCAAGGCAAGCTAAAAATCATTCGCCGCCCACGCTGCACCGAGCAGGATATATTAATTATGCGCGGGAGAGTAGCGGAGGGCACACCGTGGGTTGCGCGTGACGATGACAAATTTTTGTGTGCGTACAAAGAGGAGTCGGAAAGAATCAGGGTCGGATGGTACGCAGATGATGATTTTTACGATATCAACGGTGATTTGCTCTCATGGATCAAACCCGGCGAGTGTGTAGACCTGAGAGAGATATTGCGGGAGGTGGAATAGATGAGAATCATGATGCTCCGCAATGTGCGCCCGGATATCCCGTTTTTCGCAAAGCCCGGAACGATCCTGCGAGCGGGAGAGGTGTACGAGGCCACAGCCAATAAGCACGGCGCGATCTGTGGAATTTGCGACAACGGACAAAGGCTAGGCGTCAAGCCCGGAGAGTTTGTGTTTGTTGGAGCGCCGAAATGGGTACTTAACATTTGGGATGAAGTGGAGGAGCACTGATGAAAGATTTAAAACCCTGTCCGTTTTGCGGTTCTGATGATATTAGAGCGGGTGCATTTGAAATAAGTCCTGAATGTTACATCGAATGTTGTAATTGCGGGGCGAGAATAGATGCTGAAATTCCGTGGGGAGATTCGGATAGACAAGAGCACGATAACGCTTGCTTGAAAGCATTACGTAAACTTTGGAACAGGAGGAGCACCAATGGCTGAATACATAGAGCGGGAAGCCGCATTGAGTATATGCCAGAAAGAATACGAAGATTGCCTAAAAATGCACGATTATTGCGGAGATTCCGTAGCGTGGAATATAGGCGGAGCAATTAAGGGCCTACCCGCCGCCGATGTCGCGCCGGTGGTGCATGGGCGGTGGGAACCTTATCAGGTAGAGTGTGGAAACCCATTTTTCGGACTGGAAGGAATGCTGATAGATGTATTAAGATGTTCAAAATGTCACGCTTATTTTGACGCAAGTGAAGCGCTAAATTACTGTCCCAACTGCGGTTGTAAAATGCGGGAGGGAAACGATGGCACGAAATAAATACGGTGGCGTGAATGATATGCCAAGCGGATGGACAAAAACTCCGGAACATAAGCGGGTATATATGCTATGGTTTGACATTTTACGGCGTTGCTACGATGTTGAACAACAAAAGAGGATTAAGGGAAAATCCTATATCGACTGTAAGGTTTGTGAGCGTTGGTTTTACCTTTCCTTGTTCTACGAGGATATACAGCGCCTTCCTGGATATAAGGAATGGAAAACGAATGGAAAAATGTCTATCGATAAAGACCTGTTTTCGAAAGGTGCAAAGGAGTACGGGCCACAAACATGCTGTTTCATTCCCATATCAGTCAATATTACAGAAATGAATCGTCGTAATCCGGGGCTTATTAGAATAGCGCAAGAAGCCAACAAAACAAAATATGTTCTTTCAAAAGGTGAGGAAAAAGTAATCTTCTCTTCCGAAAAAGAAGCGTGTAAACAGATAGGAGTACATCAATGTACCATTGCATCTTGTTATCGCCGAGGAAGCAAATGTAAGGGATACACGATTTCCAAGATGGACGGAGGCGAAGAAGATGAAAAATAAGCCGAATAAATGTAAAACATGTAAATATGGCGATAGCCCTTGCGATTGGTGTATGACCGATCCTGACGGATCATTAAATTATGAGCCCAAAGACGATTATGACCCCATCCACGCAGCGGACGGCTGCTATTGCCAGGAGTGCAAAAATTTTGTATATGAGCATGATCGACCAAACCGCCTGAAAAATCATCCACCTAATTTCGGCAGGTGCGGTTACCTTGATTTTGCGCATAAGGACACAGATTTTTGCAGCTATGGAGAGCGAAAGGACGGTCAAGATGGATAAATCATGCGAAAACTGCGTAAGTCGCTTTATCTGCCCGAACAATTACCGGACATGCGCGGGATGGAACGACGAAGGGTTATTTTGGGGGCTACTTAAACTATCGTTTCCTAACGGGGAACGAGTAGATCACATGCGGGAATTTATCAAATCCATACAAGCCGAAAACAGAAAGGACGGTAAGACACATGACAACCAGTGAAGCAATCAAGTGGTTTGAAAATCGAAAGAGCGGCAGTACAATGCCCGGTGCAAGGATGGTTTTTGATATGGCACTCGAAGCTCTGCGTGAAAAAGCGGCCCGCGAGAATCCGGAGCCGTTGACACTGGAGGAACTGCGGAAGATGGACGGGGAGCCGGTATGGTGCCGCTCTTGTTTAAACGGTCGAGCCGAATGGGCGATATTGAGAGCCGTTGAGATGTCCAAAACTTGGTTCGTGGCACTCGGGGGAGCAACGCAAGGCTTTGGGGACAAGGACACTTACGGTAAAACCTGGCTTGCCTACCGCGAGAAACCAAAGGAGGAATGACAGATGGAGAGATTGACAAAACCTAATGGGAAATATCTTAACCTCTGGAATGCAAAATTAAAAAGATATGAGGATACAGGGCTGGAGCCGGAAAATATATTAACAGGGAGAAAACTTGCCGAGATCGCCTGCGCGATAATTGTATTAAAAAAATATCAGGACATCGGCACAGTGGAGGAATTCGCCGCGTTGAAGGAAAAGGAGACTGGAACCGATGTACACCAGCAAGACGATTGAGGAGTTTCTTTCCTTTCTCCGGGACAGCGCTCAGATTTATCACATCCGGCGAGCGGAACAGGAGGAACAGGAGAAAATTACCCAAGACATCCTACACTCATTAGAGCTGGACAACCTCAATTATCGGGATACCGCAAAAGCCGCCACAAGGCTCCGGGAAGCCCGCCAGAAGCGCAGAAACGCCAAAGACGCGGCGGAAGAACTTGAACCCATAGAACAATATGTCATAAATAATCAACCGGAAATAAAGGCCTTGGAGCGGCTCCTTGGAGATGTGCGCAAGGTGGAACGCAAACACGAAAACAGAATTTATATACCGAAATCGCAAAAGGAGGCTGCCCATGATTAACGCAACATCCGATGTGCTCTTTGCCCTCTCCTGTTTTATCCTCGTTGGTTTTGCTTTTACGGTCGGCAGGATGATCGCGGAGCTGCTGTTCGGGGGCTTATTCAGCCGCCGGAAAACAGACGAGGACAAGCCATGATTTACCCATGTGACACCTGCAAAAAGAGAATATGCCCCATTTATCACAACAGAGAGTACGAGTTGAGGAGTTGTGCCGATTGGAGAGAGTGGTTTATACAGGAGTGGGGCAGCATACAGCAAGCGGCTATTAGTACCAACAAAGATGCAACTTGCAATTTGGAGGGATATATGCTATAATGGAGGTATAGAGATATATGATTGTAAACGGGTGGGTGATCTGCCCAAAATGCGGAAAGAGATTGTTTCCAGTCAAGCAAAATACCGTCATAAAAAACCTTACATATAAGTGCAGGAATTGCGGTTGGTATTTTAAAATAGAGACTAATTCCTGAGAGCCTACGAGCCATTATCATTTCGGTGGAGCCACCGTTATGATACATGGCTCTTTTTGTTTTGATCTGATATGGGACGGCCCGGCATAGAAAAAGCTGGGAGGGGCGGGAAGTGGGATATATGCCGCAAAGGGTGCATGAACCGGAAAGACGGCAACACGCGGGGAACAGTAGCCCAGCAGCACAAATGAGCGCGGTAGCGTTTGTGTTGTGCCGTAGCTCGTACCTACGGCCCCGCTCCACCCGCATACATTTGCAGCCTCCTTTCACCCGCTGGCATACCGGGCAAAGTATGCCTACTCTTCCAAAAGGGGTGTTCACCATCGACCCGGAAACACTGGAACAAGAGCGGGTGCGTATCTTACGCGAGCGCATAGAGATCAATGAGCGCTTAATCCACAAGACCGGGAAAAAGCGCAGGGAGGCAAAAGCGGAGTTGGAGGATTTTAATGCACAGTATGAGGCGGTGTGCCGAAAGATAAAGGAGGCGCAAAATGAGACAAGCGACACCGGGAGAGCCAAGGCCGGAGGAACTAGTGTGGGCTCTGAAAGCCAAGGACGCAACGCTACTTGAAGAATATATTGAAGAGATTTCTGGAAGAACGCTTACAAGGCCCCAACGCAATATCATCCGGGCCTTAGCGATTTCTGATAAAAGGCGATGAAGGTTAGCTGTAAATATTGCGGCGGTTTCCATCCAAGAGGATATGAGTGTCCAAAGAAACCGAAACGGAAAAACGCACAGACAGCAGCATTTAAGTTCCGTTCGACAGGGGCATGGCAACGTAAAAGAGAAGAGATCAAGCAGCGTGACAAATATCTGTGCCAGATTTGTATACGCGGCCTCTATATCGACAGAGGGCCAAAGCTGACATATAGAGAGACGCATGTACATCATATCATCCCAATTGCGGAGGATTGGGACCGGAGGCTTGATGCGGGCAACCTGCTGACCGTCTGTGCATATCACCATGAGATGGCAGAGGCGGGAGAGATCCCAAGGGCAGAGCTGTTAAAGACTGCGCAGGAGCAGGAGGACACCTCCCCCGGGGCAGGCGTTGTTTTCGCCCCAAAAGGCGAGAACACCACAGAAGCCTATGAATAAATGACAAAATCCCGAAATGAAAGCTGGTGAAGCAATGGCAAGACCTGCAAAGGCGGTTAATGTTCAGTCTAGGAACCTTACGAATGCTGAAAAAGAAGCGCGTACTTTTTTGGAAAATGCAGTGAAAGGCAAAAAAGGGGCGCTCGAACCGCCGGAATATTTTACAGGTGGGCAGAAAGCAATTTTTAAATACATCGTGGATCAGTTGGACGAATGCGGAATCCTGGGATCTCTGGACGTTTACATTTTGACATCATGTGCCATTGCCATCGACCGGCTGGAGAACATTGAACGTCGCGTGAATGAGGACGAAAGCCTAATGAGCGATTCAGCGCTGATGGCCACCAAGGACAAGTATACGAAAGACCTTTACCGGTGCTGTAATGAGCTTTGCTTATCTCCGCAGGCACGGGCAAAAATCGGGTCACTGGCGGCGCAGGCGGCAAAGCAGAGGGAAGATCCGCTGTTAAAGGCGCTGAGGGAAGATGATTAAAGAAACCCGCGCCTATCAATATGCAAAGTGGTGCGGCCTGTCGGGAAACCGCAAGGTAGGAAAGTACATCAAGAAGCAGGCAAAGGCGTGGTTGAAAATTGCGGACGGCAAGCATAAGAAAGCATACGTTAATGAACAGTCAGTCGGGAAAGTCCTGCGGCTGCTGCGCCTGATGGTTCACCCGGACCTGCAAATTCCAATGGATGAGGGGCTGGAAGATTACGCGCATTTTCTCATTATCGCCGTGTTCTGCACGAGGACGAGGGACGACAACCGGAGATTCTACACAACGGCATTGCTGGAAATCGCTCGAAAGAACTTTAAGACATTCAATGCGGCGGTTATCTTTATCCTGGGAATGCTGACCGAACCGCAGTTTTCCCGCTTCTTTTCGGTTGCGCCGGACTACAAGCTGTCGAGCGAGCTGCGGCTGGCGGTGCGAAAGATTATCAAGGTCAGCCCTGCGCTGGCGGATCACTTTAAAATCAACCGCGACATGATCACCTGTCTGTTAAACGATATCGAATACACGCCGCTGGCCTACTCTAACGACGGCATGGACGGCAGGCTTGCAAATATCTTTCTTGCGGATGAAGCGGGGGCGTTGGACAGCTATCCGGTGGAGGCAATGCGCTCGTCACAGATCACCATCCGCAATAAACTGGGTATCATCATTTCCACCCAGTACCCAAACGATAACAATGTCATGATAGACGAAGTTGACATAGCTAAAAAGGTATTGGATGGGCTGCTTGACCGGGAGGATGTGTTTTCCCTGCTCTATGAG